AAAACGAAAACCAAGTATTCCAAACACATAACAGGAAAAGCTGTTGATCTCGCTCCTTACCCGATAGATTGGGAAGATAGGGAAATGTTTCACTACATGGGTGGAATGTTAAGAGGCATTGGTCACTCAATGGGATTAAAGATTAGGTGGGGAGGCGATTGGGATTCCGATGGAGATATTAATGATAATAAGTTTGATGACTTAGTTCATGTAGAGATAAGAGATTAATTGTGAAAAATAAAAAACCTATTAGTTCTCCAAAAACAATGAAAACTTCTAAAAAATTTAATAAAATTGTTCTTTTAGAAACAAAAATACCAAGAAATAAAGAATGGTATAAAAAAAGAGATGAATGTAAAAAAGTTGGAGGAGTTTTTAAAAGTGGTAAATGTAGTAAAAAGTTAAAATTTAAAGCTGGTAAATCAGTAAAAGACCCAATTTCAAAAAGATAAATGGCAAGAACAACTAAAAAAACAAAAGCTCAAATAAATAAACAACTATGGGATAGGGCAAATAATTCTCATAGACAAAGATGGCAAACTTTATCTCAAAAAGGATATGACTTTTATCTTAATGAACAATTGTCTAAAGAAGAAAAAGATGCATTAGAAGAATCTGGGATGCCTACATTTACTATTAATAGGATAACTCCTATTGTAGAAATAATGAAATACTTTATTACTGCAAACAATCCTAAATGGAAAGCAGTAGGAGCAACTGGAGATGATGTAGATGTTGCACAAGTACATTCAGACATTGCAGATTATTGTTGGTATTTATCTAATGGTAAATCATTATATAGTCAAATTGCTCTTGATTCTCTTACTAAAGGAATAGGTTATTTTCTTGTAGATGTAGATAAAGATTCTGATAGAGGAATGGGTGAAGTAAGATTTAGCAGACTTGACCCTTATGATGTATATGTAGACCCAGCAAGTAGAGATTTTTTATTTAGAGATGCTAATTTTATTCAAGTTCGTAAAAATATTGCACGAACTAGATTAATTAATATGTTGCCAGAATTTGCAACTAAAATTAAAAAAGTAACAAGAAGTACAGATGTGGTATCTTATTCTGATAGAGATATTGATTTAGGTGAAACAATTCAACCTGAAGATATTACTATGGGAATTAGCTTAGAAGCTGAAGATGAAGATATTATTGCATACTATGAAACATATCATAAAAAGAAATTTGCTTTTTATAATGTATATATAAAAGTTACTCCTTCTCCATCTGAAATGGATTTAATTAAAGAAGAAGTCCAAAAACAATTATTTGATTTTCAACAAGAAATTGAAGTCGGATTAATGGAAAAACAACTTCAAATTGAACAAGCTGTTCAATCTGGTGAAATAATTGCAGAAAGAGCTCAATTGGAAATTAAAAGGTCTCAAGAAATGGCATCTCAAGCTTTAAAAGAAAAAGAGATGCAATTAATGTCTACAGCTCAAGATTCAGCAACAAAAATAAAACAACAAGTATTATCTGCATCTGATTATAGAATACTTAAAAGTAATCCAGAAGTTCAAAAAAATATTATTGATGCTGTAAAATTTTATGAAAATAGAATTATTCAAACTTGTAGTGCTGGTGATGATGTATTTTTATATGAATACACTTTACCAATTCAAGAATATCCAATTATTCCTATTCCTTATATGTATACAGGAACTCCTTATCCAATGAGTGCCGTTACTCCATTAATAGGGAAACAACAAGAAATAAATAAAGCTCATCAAATAATGCTACATAATGCAAACTTAGCATCTAATCTTAGATGGATGTATGAAGAAGGAGCGGTCCCAGAAGAAGAATGGGAAAAATATTCATCAGCTCCAGGCGCTTTATTAAAGTACAGACAAGGATTTGCTACTCCTACTCCAATATTGCCAGCTCCAATAAATAACGCTTTTTATTCTGTAGTTCAACAAGGTAAATCTGATGCAGAATATATAAGTGGAGTTCCTTCAGCAATGATGGGATTTGCTCAAGACCAAGCTGAAACTTATAGAGGATTATTAGCAAATGATGAATTTGGAACTAGAAGATTAAAAGCATGGATGGGAAGTGTTGTAGAACCAGCTTTAGAACATTTAGGTAGATGTTTTCAAATGAGAGCTCAAAATCATTATTCAGTAGAAAAAGTATTTAGAATTGTTCAACCTGAAGCAGGTCAAAGTCCTCAAGAACAAGAAAAAGAAGTAAGAATTAATATACAAGTGTATAATGATTATGGAGATGTTATTGGAAAATTTAAAGATTATGCAAGTGCAAGATTTGATGTAAGAGTAATAGCTGGTGCAACAATGCCAGTTAATAGATGGGCATTAATAGAAGAATACTTTAAATGGTTCCAAGCTGGATTAATAGATGATGTTGCAATGTTAGCTGAAACAGATATAAGAAACAAAAAACAAGTATTAGAAAGAAAATCTGTTTACTCTCAAATGCAAGGTCAAGTTCAAGGAATGGAACAACAATTAAAAGATTTAAGTGGTGAAAATGAAACATTGAAGCGACAATTAGTTCAATCTGGTATAAAAATGAAAGTTGGAACAGCTTCTAATGAAATACGAAAAGATGTTCTCGAAACTGAAGCTCAACAAAAACTTTTAAGAGGAATGTTGAAAGTTGAATTTGAGAAAATGAGAGACGAAATGAAAACAGATATAGAATCTACAAGAAAAGATATTTCTGAAAATGAATAATATTAATTCTTGAATTGTATTTAATATATTTATTAATTTAAAAACAACCTTAAAATAGGAGATAGTATGTCAGAACAAGTAGGTAACGCTAAAGAAGCCCCCGAAAGTGCAAACGTACAAGATACTGTTATGAGCATGACATCTGATGATTTTTTTGAATCTTTAGACAATCAAGTAAATAGTGGTATAATAGACGAACCTTCGCAACCAACCTCGAACAAAAGCGATAACACGCAGACGAGCCCTAATGTAGAAGTTCAGAATGAAGAATCTGCATCTAATGAAGTAGATACTTTACAAAAAAGGTATAGCGATTCAAGTAGAGAAGCAAAAAGGTTAAACGGAAAACTTTCCGAAATAGAACCTTATATGCCTATACTTGATGCTATGCGAGAAGACCCTAATTTAATTACTCATGTGAGAAATTACTTTGAGGGTGGAGGTCAAACCCCACAAACAATGACTGAAAAGTTGAATCTAGGAGAAGACTTTGTCTTCGATGCTGATGATGCTTTTTCTCAACCTGATTCTGATTCAGCAAAAGTATTAGGAGCAACTGTCGATGGATTAGTCCAAAGAAGATTAAATAGTGCTTTGCAAGGTCAAAGAGTAGAAAATCAAAAATTAGCAAAAGAAACACAATTTCGTCAAAAACATGAAATGAATGATGAAGAGTGGAGAACTTTTACTGATTTTGCTAAATCTAAATCTCTTGAACTTGATGATATTTACTTTTTAATGAATCGAAAAAGTCGTGATGAGAATATAGCAAATAACGCTAGGCAAGAAGTTCATAATAAAATGAAAGAAGTTCAACAACAACCGGGTACTCTTGCAACGCAAGGAAGCACTCAAGTTGAAAAATCTCCAGACGATTCAGTTTTTGAAGCCATTTTGGGTTCGACCAACGAACTAGAAGAGGCTTTTAGTATTTAAATAATGCTGAAAGCCATTAACTCAAAATAAAGAGGTAAACAAATGGCTGATGTATTTAGCTTAGGTACCTATTCGGATACAGCTAGTTATCATTCCGATGGTACTTCAAAAGACACTGGCGACCTTAGACGAAAGTACAATTTTGGGGATAGAGTTTCTGAACTAAACATTGCTCAAGACCCTTTCTTTCGATTTGTATCTAAAGTTGCTAAAAAACCTACAGACGACCCAGAGTTCAAATTTACTGAACGAAGAGGTTCATATCATAAAAGATATGCCTATGTAATGGGAGCTGTAAACGCATCTGGAGCTGATTATTTTGGTGATTCTGAAATAATTGCAACTAACGATGCTGGAGCTGGAACTTCCGTTGCACAAGGAGACACAGTTAAATTATACATGGCGACTGATTATAAGTCTGGTGGTAATTTACAAAACGTCTATGGTAACACAACTAATGGTTGGAACGTTGGAGCTTCTGGAACTAGACCTGCTTTTTTCCTTCCCGGTCAAGTAGTTAAAGTTCCTATGAGTGATGCTACTGATGGTTCTAATTGGGGTAAGGATTACATTCTTGTAAAAGTTGAATCTATAACAGATTCTCTTTCAAAAGATAGTAAAGAATGTGTTCTTATTACTGGAACTGTTGCAAAAGCATCATCAACTTGTGGTGAATTTGGAGGATGGCATACAAACAATTTTAGTCCTTCTGGCGATAGTGCTGGCGATGAAGTTGTTGCTGACAAATCAATATCAGATGTATTAGAAAGTGCTCGTTCTTATGTCGTGGGTTCTGCTCATGGACAAGGTTCTGGTTATCCAGAGACTTGGAAAGACCAACCTTTCTCAACTGGATTTGGACTTACTCAAATTTGGAAAACTGCTATGGCAATGGATAACACAACTCGTGCAACCGTTCTAAAGTATGAACCAAATGAGTTTGCAAGAATCTGGCGTGAAAAGTTAATTGAGCATAAGTTCGATATTGAAACATCATTATTATTTGGTTCTCAAGGAAGTGTTGATAGTATTAATTACACCGAAGGTGCTGTTGATTTTATTACTAATTATGGTAATATTTTTGATGGTTCTGGTATTGGTGGAACTGGTGCAAAATCACAAGATGATTTTCTTGATGATATGAGCAGCTTCTTAGACCCAAGATACAATAATGCAAGCGCTACTCTATTTATGTGTTCAACTGCTACTTATAATTGGCTACATAAATTAAGTGGGTACTTTACAGCGAATGTTAAGAAAACCGATTTAGGTTCTACTAACAAATTTGGTGCAAGTGCTAGTTTTGATATTGGAGCTCGTAAGAACGTCTTTGGTGTAGATATTACACAAATTTATACACCTTATGGTGTTATGAATGTTGCTCGTAATATTCACCTAGATGGAACTCAAATTAAAATAATTGGAGTAAACATGAAATATTGTGCATACCGACCATTGGTAGGTAATGGACTAAATCGTGATACTGCAGTTTATGTTGGAGTTCAAACTCTTGAGAATAGTGGTGTTGACCGTAGGGTTGATTTAATTCAAACTGAGGCCGGTATGGAATGGCAAATGCCAGAAGCCCATGCGGTCTGGAAATAGGAGGAAATCATGAGTATACCTTTATACGGACAAAACAAAGCTGGTGATGCTTTACAATCAGTTGTTAATAACAAAGGATATAAAGAAATCACAGTAGTTACAGCTGGTGACGCTTCTCACACATTGTCTTCTGATGATGGTGGAATAGTTTTTATAAATTGCGCTCTCGCAAGTGGAGCAGTTATAAAACTTCCAGAAGCAACTCCTGCTTTAGCTGGATTAAAGTATCGCATCCTTATGGGTGGAACAATAGCAGCCGCAGCTAAGATTCAGCTTCCAAATGCTGGGTCAGCTGTTTTTGTTGGAGTTGTCACACAAGAAAGATGTGGTAATGGAGCTGGAGTAGCGGAGCATGCAACTAATGTTAGAATGACTACAATTGTAACTAAACAATCTGATGGTGAAAAATCAATGGAACTTGATGAAAATGATGTAACGTTTGGTGGTGCAATTGGTAGTGATTTAACATTTGAATATGCATCAGAAGATGTTGTTATAGTAAGTGGAAAAACATTGGTCAATGTAGCAACTAGTGCTCTTGACGGATTACAATCTACTACTTTTACAGCAACTGGCTGGAGTTAATCCTAAATAAACAATATATGGGGGACTTCGGTCCCCTATATATAACAAAAGAATTTAAATGGCAGTATCAGATATACAAGCAACAGTTTTATTAAACACAGGAAGGACTCCAACATCTAATAGTGTTGAAGATGCACAAAAATTTGTAGTATCTAGTATTCCTAAAAATTTATTAAAATGGGCATCTACTGAAACCGTACCAGCTACTCATGGTGGCGATAATGACCCTCAACAAGTAACTCTTCCAGTAGGAACAGATAATATAATATCAGTTAGAAGAGATTCTTATTCGGCTGAAGAAGTTTCTGTTGAAGAAAGAGCTTGGATGGAATCAACAAGTGGCAGTTTAAAGCAACCTACTTCTACATTTCCAAAGTATTATATAGCTGATGCAAATAGAGTAATTGTTAAACCAGACCCAGATGATACATATAAAATTTATGTTATGTATATAGATTATACTAAACTAGATGATGATTCTGATTTAAGAAATGCAATTATTAATTATTCTACATCAAGAGAATTTACTGCTTTAACAATAGCAAGTTCTTTTCCTACGATAAATTGGACAATTCATGTTCCTCCAATTTCTCCAGATTCTCCAAGTTTTACAACTCCAGATATAGCAACTAAAGCTCCTCCTACATTTACTCCTCCAGTAATGGGTTCTTTAGATTTTAACAATACAAATAATTTGATAGATACAGAAGAAGATAGTGAAATGTTAGCTGCTAGAGTTCAAGAAATACAAACAAAAATTTCAGAGTATACTGCTTTATTGCAAGAAACTCAATTATCTTTTAATAAAAGTAATGCAGAATATCAAGCATTAGTGCAAGAAGCACAACAAGAAGCAAGTTTATTATTAAATAAAGAATCTCAAGAATATTCAGTTAAATTGCAAAAATACCAAGCTGAATTACAAGATTATCAAGCAAACGTTAATCAAACAATACAATCAAATCAAGGTCAAATATCTCAATGGCAAATTGATAATAGTGTTAAATTAGGTCATTATTCTCAAATGGCTACTCAATATTACAATTGGGCTCAAGCAGAAATAAAAAGTTATATTGAAAATAATACTAAAACATTTGATAAAATTGTTGGAGCTCAAAGAGGAAATTAAAAATGGCTGATACAGCAAGAGGAAGAATTTCAGTAACTCCAGTTGTAACCATTGCAGCTGATGATGATGCAGATTCAGTTGATGCTATTCATCATAGTGTTAATAGAACATTAGGTGGTAAATTAGAATATGCAGCTGCTGATGCAACTGAAAAATGGTATTATAAAAGAACAATAGATGTAAATACTGGAGCTGATGAACTTATAAGTGGAAATTTTACTTCAGGAGGTAGTATTGCCCAAACTGATAAAGTAAAATTTTTATATGTAGAAAACACAGGAACTACTGATGGAACAACTTCAACTGCCGCTGATTTGTATTTAACATTTGACCAAGGCGAAGGCAATACTCAAACTGATTCTTTAATTGTTTCAGCTGGGGAATCTTTTATTTGTAAACCTAGAGATTCTCAAGTAGGTCATATTTATGGTGATACATCAAGTGGAACAGTTAGATGTTTTGTATTAGCTATAATAGATGATATATAATATTAAAGGATAATGTAATGACAGTTTTAGAAATAATGGAAAGACTTGGAACTAAACAAGAAAAACTTGTAATTGCTTGGGTTCAAGATGCTATACATTTAATACAAAGTAACACAAAAGAAAAAGTAGAAAGCACTAAGGTTGATTTAATAAAATCTGTTAATAGTTCAGATAATGTATATATACTTCCTGCTGATTTAGTATCTTTAGAAAATATATCAGTTAAGGATACTAGTGATAATAAATATAAAAAGATTAGAAGATTAACAAGTCAACCTCATTATTTGGCTGAGGATGTTTCACCATGAGTTCATATGTAGATAAAGAATGGTTTTATTATTTAAGAGGCAGAGAAGTTCTTGTATATAAATTGCAAGGAGGTTCTAGCACTCAAAGAATAAGCCAAAGTGGAGTATTTCGTTCTTACGATAAAGAATTAATGTATCCAGATGAATCTATTACTGATGGATTAAGAATAGAATATACAAGAGTAAGTGAACCATTTGTAAAAGAAGCATTAGAAGATACAAATATCGTAATGTCTGCAACAACGTTTGCGGCTTTATCATCCTCTAATAGAATAACAGATACTTCTAGTGGATTTACGGCAACTAAATTTATAGCTGCAGATGCTATTAGAGTTAGGGGTTCTTCTAGTTTTGATGGAGATTATACTGTTCAAAGCAGAGATAGTTCTTCTGCTTACATAGTTCTTAATGAAAATATATCTGCAGATGAAGTAGCTGGGGCAAGGATAAATATTACTCAATTACCTGTAGAAGATTCATCTCCTTCAATAACTTCTCATGTAAATTTAAATAAAATGCTTAGTTTAGCTATTTTAGATTATTGTAAAGCAATGTTATCTGAAAGACAAGGAGACATGAGCAAAAAAGAATATTTTATGAAAGAGTTTTATAGTAAGTTAGGCGATAATGAAAGCAACAAAAGGAATATTTCTGTTAGTTTTCCTTCTGGGCCTTTTGCTATAAAATAAATTAATAATGCCTTAGTGGCGGTGGTGGTGGATATTATATAGGTACAAGTTATGGCAGATAACTTAAGAGCTTTTACAACTCAAGAAGTTTTAAACAAAG